AAGAATGAAAATTAGAGAATTTGGTCAAGTATTTAGAACACAAGTAGTTTATACATTACAAAACACAGCTTTAGAAGTAGATTACCCAATAACTATAACTGCTAACGAAAAAGCAGATATTAAATTTGTTGCTAATACATCATCTGGCTCAGATTCCATGTCAGCTAACTTTAGTATCATATATAAAAAGAACTCATGAATTTAGCTTATAAAAGAACTAAAAAGAAAATTGATGCTAGAAAAGAAGCATTCACGCAAGATAGAATACGTAGAGGCTTTGAACGTGCTGTTACACAAAAATTTATTAATTATTTTGATAAAGTAGGCAGAGAAGCAGGAAAAGCCTTAGAACAAAATGGCACACAAGGTTTTGATATATATTTAGCACAAACAAGACCTAGTGTTGAAAGAATATTACAACCCCATTGGTTTGAAGTTATAAAAACCTTTGCTACAAGAGTTGATAACTATTTATTTGTAAAAAGAGCTGATAATGAATTTTTTGTAGAATTACTAGAAAAATTTAGTTTTAGAATAGGTGCAAATCATATATCCGATATTGATAGTACAACAAGAAAACAATTACAAAGAGTTTTAGTATCAGGTCAGAAAGATGGATTACCTTTACCACAAATAGCTAAAAATATAAGAGAAAGATTTTCACCTAAGTTTACTAGGTCAAGATCAGCAACTATTGCTAGAACAGAAACGCATTCAGCAGCATCTTTTGCAAATCACCAACAAGGTTTAGAATATCAGAAGCTACAACCCAATTTAAACAAGCAATGGGTGGCTGTGAATGATGATAGGACAAGAGAGGCACATAGGATAGCCAATGGTCAAGTAGTGGCTATGGATGAGGATTTTATAGTGGGTGGTAGACCTATGGAATATACAGGTGATCCTAGAGGGGGAGCTGCTAATGTTATTAATTGTAGATGTGCAATTATTTACATAGATGATGAAACTGAAGTCTTTGATGAGCAACAAAATGTAGTACAACCAGTGGAATTACAAGATATACCAGTAACAGGCAATGCAAAACCTGTATCAATAGAAACTTTATTAGCTCCTGCTATAAATAATTCATTAAGAGGTGATAGTTTACCTATACGACCTGTAAAAGACATTAAAAAAGAATTTGATGAGAGATTAGAGGCTGTAAAATCAGAATATACAGATTTAAGAACAGAATTAAGTCTTGAAGGTAGGTCTTATGGAAGTAGATTTACAGGTACAAATAAAGCTTTTGAAACAAGTCTAGCTAATTTAGATGATACAACAGCTACGGTAGTAAGAGAAGTTTTTAAAGAATTAGATGATTTAGCCGTAAGATTTAATATACCAAAACTAAATGGCATATATACTTCAAAGAGTAGAAAAGCTAATGGTTCAATGGGTGATGGACATTTAATGCTTAATTATAAATCATTAGATAAATATGCAGCTTCTATAAAAGGTCTTGAAAGAAAAAAACCACAAAGTGTTATTGAGCAAGAAACAAAATGGAAAAAAGAAATAGATGATATTAATACACAAAGAGAAACATTGCTAGTCGAAGGTAAAGCTACATTAAATCCTATTAGAACAAGATATGGATTACCTGAATTACTAGATGAAAATGGTAAAAGAATACCATTAGATTTTACAGCTTATAATGCTTGGTTTAATTCTTATGATAAATTAGTAAAAAAACAAAATTTACTATTAACTAAATTATCAAACTCAGAAATAAAATATAGAGCTAGTGTGGACACAAAACCTGTTGCTACTTGGAAAAGAGGAGATGATATCTCAGAACGACCTTGGTCTGTTAAAGAATATTTTGAAGATGGTTTAGATAAAACCAGAAGCTTGATGTATCATGAGTTTGGTCATCATGTGCATCAAATCACAAAAGTTAAAGACAGAAAGACATATCTTGATCCACCTATCGAGAGAAAAATAAGTGATTTACGCAATAGAAATATAGATACAGGTCCTTCTGAATATTCACGTCGTAAGGGACAGGAATGGTTTGCAGAAAATTTTGCTTTATATTTTATGGGTAGAAAAGATTTAACTGCACCTGATTTTAATCAATTAATAAAAGATATGATGGAGGAAGCGAATGGCATTAGGTAGAGGTGAAACTACATCACCAGAAGAAAATATAGCAAAACTATTATCAAAAGGTGAAAAAAATTGGACTAAACAGGATAAAAAGGACTTTGAGTTAGATATGTTGCTAGTAGGTCCTGAAAAAGCAAATGAAATAACTTTATGGTTAGATGAAACTCCTAGTTTACATTTAAAAAAATAAATACCATAAATAGTTAATGAAAATAAGGAAACACTATATGTTGCATTTAAAATTAAAATCTGATAGCTTAAAATTACCCACATGGGTGAAAGACAGCATATGCGGTCAAATATGAGTGGGAATAACTATGAATTATCTTGAAAAAGCCGTAATGAACGCATTGTTACCTATTTTAGATGATAGAGATAGGCAATGGGATTCTAGTGAAGCTATAGCGAGAATAAGAGATTTTACAGGCAGTAAAGATAAACCTTCAGCTAGATATAAAAGAGCTTTTTTATATTATGATCCTGAAGATGAAGAAAATTTTGGTGGTTATAAATTACCAATAGCCGATATTGTTGATAATAAATTAGTAGCTATCCCAAGAGCTTTATTTGCTGTTGCAGGAGTATTAGCAGGAGCAAGAGGCGGTGTTGATATACCGACTGAAGATAAAGATAAGATAAAACTTAAAATTAACCAATATTATGAGAGAATGTCCACTATGTTTGATGATGAAAATATGGAATCACCAGTAAAATCTGAAGAAATGGAAATAGAATCTAAATCTTTAGATATTAAAACAGATTTTGAACTTAAAGCCGAAGGAGAAGAAGAAGGTATATTTGAAGGATATGCTAGTATCTTCGGTAATAAGGATTTAGGAAATGATGTTGTAGAAGAAGGTGCATTTGTTAAAAGCTTACGTAAGAGAAAAGCTAAAAATGTAAAAATGCTTTGGCAACATAAAACTGATATGCCAATCGGAGTATATGAAAGAATATCTGAAGATGGCGAAGGTTTAAAAGTTCGTGGTCGACTTGCACTTGGTACACAAGGTGGAAGAGATGCCTATGAATTGCTTAAAATGGGAGCTATAGATGGTTTATCTATCGGTTATAAAGCTGATCCTGCTAAGCAATACTATGATGATAGAAAAAGAAAAAGGCATCTAAAAGAAGTTGATCTTATGGAGATTAGTCTTGTAACCTTTCCAATGAATCCAAAAGCACAGATTCAGGCAGTAAAGGGTGCTGACAGGACTATAAGGGACTGGGAAAAATTCCTTCGAGATGAAGGTGGTTTATCTCGGTCAGAAGCTAAGATTGCTAGTAAAGCAGTCTGTTCAAGTCTGACTGAACAATGGGATGTTGATTCTGAAGGCTCAAAGTCGTTAGTTGATTCTATGAAAGAATTAATTAATAAATTTCAATCTAAATAAGGAGTAGTTCTATGAGTGATACTATAACTCAATCGGAACTCCGAGAAGCAGTTGAAGGTATTGGCAAAGCTTTTGAAGAATTTAAAGATGTCAACAACCAAAAAATTGCTGAATTGGAGAAAAAAGGTTCTGTAGACCCTATTACTGAAGAAAAACTACAGAAAGTAGAAAAAACTCTGGATGTTTATGAGGATTTTAATCAAAAAGCCACAAAAATATTCTTAGAGCAAAAAAATGTTAACGATAAGCTAGAAAAAATGGAAACTGCAATGAAAAGACCAGATGCAGGATATTCTTCTGAGCAAATCGACTTAACAGCTAAATCTTTCGAAAAACTTTTAAGAAAAGGTAAAGAAAGTTTAGACGAAATGGAATTAAAAACACTTACAGTATCAAACGATACTTCAGGTGGTTATTTAGCTCCACCAGAATATGTAAGAGAAATAATCAAAAAAGTAACTGAAATTTCTCCTATACGTTCTATCGCAAGAATCAGAAACACAACTAATCGTTCTGTTCAAATGCCAACTAGAACTGGTACATTTTCAGCGTCTTGGACTTCTGAAATTGGAACTAGATCAGAATCAACAGGTTTAACATATGGTTTAGAAGAAATCGCAGCGCATGAATTATATGCACTTGTAGATATCTCTGAGCAAGATGTAGAAGATCCAGTATTCAACATGCAAGATGAATTATCTAATGAGTTTGCAGAGCAATTTGCAAAAGCAGAAGGTACTTCTTTTGTTAATGGTACTGCACAAGGACAACCTGAAGGTTTCATGGTAAACGGTAGTGTTGCAGAAACTAATTCTGGTAATGGTACAGCTTTAACTATTGATGGTTTAATTGACCTATACTCAGCAGTTAAAACAGACTATGCAAGAAATGGTACTTTTGTAATGAACAGAGGTACATTAGGAAAAATCAGACAGTTAAATACTGGAACTGGTGGTTCTTATGTATTCCAAGCAGGTTTCTCTCTACAAGTAGGTGTTCCAAATACTATTCTTGGGCAACCTTACGTTGAAGCAACAGATATGCCAGACGTAGGAGCAGGAGCTTATCCTGTAGCATTCGGAGATTTCCGTAGAGGCTACGCAATCGTTGATCGTATTGCTTTATCAATACTTCGTGATCCATATACACAAGCAAACACAGGCTCTATAAGATATATTGCTCGTAAACGTGTAGGTGGACAAGTTGTATTAGCTGAAGCTATCCGTAAACAAAAAGTAAGTGCATAGAAAGGGAGATAGACTATGAGTATGATTGATTTAGCAAATAATATTGCTGTTACACAACTAGTTGATCCTGTTACTGCAACTGCAACTACAAATTCAACAAGCATAGACCTTCAATTTGATAATGGAGCTATGGTTATTGTAAATATCGGTGAAAGTGGAGACACTTTATCTGGTAGTGTTTATTGGGAACTTATCTTACAAGATAGTTCTGATGACTCAACTTGGGCTGCTGTTACAGATACTGATTACGTTACATGGGGAACTGTGGATGGATCAGGAGTATTTGCAACAATAGATGCCGCAGCTGAAGATGATAGTGTTCATAAAATAGGATATATTGGTCCAAATAGATATGTAAGAGTAGCTGTTACTGCAACAGGTACACATACTAATGGAACACCTATTGCTGTGAGTGGTTGTACTGCTCCAATTCATTTACCTGCTTCTGGCGGTAATGATGGATCACCAACTGGTTAACAATAATTTAGAGGGGGGTTACAACGCTCCCCTCTATTTTTAAGGAGAATTTTATATGAAAATAACTATGTTAAAAAATATGCAAGGCTCAGGAAATGCTATGGGTAATGTAAGTATGACATATGAAGAAGGTCAAACTTATGATATGACAGAAGGTTGGCAAAAAGAAATAGCTAATGCTTTTGTAGATGCAGGAGGAGCAAAAGAAGTAGGAGCAAAAGAAACTAAAACTGTAGAACCTACAGAAAAACAAGCAGAAGAAGCTCCAGTTAAAAAAACAAGAAAAAAAAAGAAGTAAGGTATAAGTAATGTCAGGATTAACTACAGTTACAGCATATACAACCGATCCTATAAGCACTAATGATGTTAAGTTGGCATTACGAATACCTACGTCTGATTCAACACATGATACTCTTATAGGTGCTTGCAAAGATGCAGCTATTAAAACTTGTATGGAGTATTTACAAAGAACTTTTACCACAGAAACTTTAAAATTAGGTATAGATGCTAATCCTTATAATAATGCAAGAGATTGGGATAACTTTAGTTATGGTGCTTTACCTATGTCTGAAGGTATGACAACTGGACCTTATATGTCTTATAGTAACAGAGAAATATATTTACCCAGACCACCTTTAGTTTCTGTTTCAAGTGTAAAAACGTATGATGATAGTGATACAGCCACAACAGTAAGTGCTTCTACATATTATGTTGATACACAATCACCGATAGGAAGAATTGTATTAAGAACAGGATCAACTTGGGATAATTTATTAAGAGTAGCCAATGCTATAGAAGTTACTTATGTAGCAGGATATGGAGCAAATGCTTCTGATGTACCTGCACCAATACAAAGAGCAATGATAATAATGGCGACTAATTATTTTGAAAATCCAGAACCTGTTTTAAAACAAGAATCTACAAACATAGTATCTGGTCTATTACAATCTTTGTTAAGACCTTATCAAGTAAGCAGGTTCGGTATTGGATTTAGCTAATGGCAAAGAAATCTATTGCTGTAGGTGATTTAAGGTATTCCGTTATACTACAAAGCCGATCACGTTCAACGGACACAGGTGGTGGTTATACAAGCACATGGGGTAACACTAGAACCCTTTTCGCACAAGTAAAACCTATAAATGGAGATAATAGTATAGAAGGTGGTCGTAGAGATAACACTTTGACGCATGATGTTTATGTGCGATATTATTCAGATATAGATTATAAAGCTAATGGTTCACAAATGAGAATAACTTGGGATGATTATGGTACATCTCGACTTTTATCTGTAAAATATGTTTATACTATAGAAGAAAGAGATAGATGGTTATTATTTAGATGTTCAGAAGGTACAGATTTGGATTTATAATGGCAGGAATTACAGTAAAAATAGTAAATGAAAGTAGATTTAGAACAGATTTAAATAATAAATCTAAATCAGTAACTAATAATATTATAAGAACTATTAATCAAACAGCAAATGCTATAAGAAACACAGCTGTTGTATCTATTATACAAAATAGTAGAGCAGGAGCAGAAGTAACTCGATATAGCCCTAAAAGAACAATAAGAATTTCCAAAGCAGGTGATCCTCCTGCTGCGGATACTGGTTATCTAGCTAACCAAATTGCGGTAAAGATAGATGCCAATGGTATGGGTGCAGATGTAATAAGTAATGCAGATTATAGTGAAGCCTTAGAATTTGGCACACTTAAAATGCGTGCAAGACCTTTTATGCAACCTGCCTTAGAAGAAAATCGAAAAAAGTTCGATACAAATATGGCGAAAGCTATTAGACAAGGATTAAAATAAAGGAGGAAAACATGGATAAAATAATAGAAAGATTTAAAGAACCATCATCATACGCAGCTCTATCAGGAGTATTAGCTATGGTAGGTGTGGCTGTACCAAGTGATTTATGGCAATCAATAGTTATGATTGGTTGTGGTATCGCAGGTGCTATAGGTTTTTTTAAAGGAGAAAAGAAATAATTAATCATAGACTCATGGCATTCAATTCGAATGGTGATTTATCAGATACTACAGATAAAGCCAAAGTCTATGTTATTGTTGACGATACAGTAAAACCTGTTCAAGTAAAATCAACAGGTATTTACAATGTTAAAATGTATAGTGATGTATTTGAAGTAGGAGATTATGTAATGGGAACTAATAATAATAAAGATAAAAATATTATTGCTGTTGCTAATACTACAAAAGAAGCTAATACAGTAGGCAGAATAATAGGTAGAGTTGATAATAATATAGCAAAGGTTTTAATCTAATGGCATTACATTCATTTCCATTACAAGAGGCATTGTATACTCGTTTAACAGGCGATAGTACTCTTATGGCTCTTGTTACAGGAGTGTTTGATGCTGTTCCAGAAGATACAGTACTGCCAAGTGTTGTAATAGGAGAAGGAACAACAACTGATAATGCAACTAAAACATTAGATATGCGAGATTATATTTTTCAAATAGATGTCTGGAGTGCTTATCAAGGTATGAAGGAAGCGAAAAATATAATGCAAAGGATATATTCTTTATTGCATGAATATTCCCTTGCAGTGAGTGGTGCTATTCTGGTAGACTTGAGGTGTGAATTTACAACGCAAGTTTTAGAGTCAGATGGTACTATTAGACATGGAATAATGCGATTTAGAGCATTTATAACAGATACATAATAATAAGGAGTAAAATATTATGGCAGCACAAAAAGGTAGATCGCTATTGATGAAAATAGGTGATGGAGCATCTCCAGAAGCTTTTACAACAATAGGTGGTATGCGTTCAACAAGTATAGCAATCAATGATGAGATGGTTGATGTTACAAATAAAGATAGTGGAACTAATAGAGCTTTACTAGCACAAGGTGGTATTATGTCTATGAGTGTAAGTGGTTCAGGAGTATTTACAGATTCAGCTTCAGAAACTACATTACAGGGCAAAATGAATAATGCTACTAATGATAACTATCAATTTTTAATTCCAGATTTCGGTACTTATACAGGCGCATTTCAGTTAACATCATTAGAATATGCAGGTGAGTATAATGGGGAAGTAACCTATTCTTTCACTTTTGAAAGTGATGGTGCTATTACGTTTGCAACTGTATAATAGGAGCATAAAACATGGCATGGAATAAAGCAGAAATCGTTGTTTCAGGAGAAACTGTTAATGGACAAATGAATATGTCCAACGATAGAGTAGAAATAGAAATACCTTTTGTTAAAGGAGTAGAAATTGGTTCTTCTATAACTGCTGATGGCAAAGATTTCAAAATAGACACTATCGTTAATGTAGGCGATAGAGATGAAACTTTAACATTAGGAGCAAAAAATGACGAACAAATTTCGAGGAGAACTAAAGGTAAATCTAAATAACAAGGATTATGATACTAGACTAACATTAGATGGTATTATGAGAATTGAGCAGGCAACAGGTAGACCTATTCTTAAATTAGCTACAGAGCTAATGAATAGTAATCTTTCTGTAACTGATTGTGTAGTAATATTAACACAAGCCATTAGAGGTGGTGGTAATAATATGACACAAAAAGAAATAGGACAGCTTGCGTATGAAGCAGGTCTTACTGAAGCTTTAAGAGTTACAGGTGAAATCCTTGCTAATACTATAACAGGTGGGAACAAAGACAATGAGGAACCTGAAAAAAACGAAGAAGTGGTGTCAAAACAGACCGATTAGATTGGCACCGCTTTTTACAAATCGGCTTAGGTATGCTTCATATTCCACCAACGGAGTTTTGGAACATGAGCTTAACTGAGATAAATCTAGCTATAGAAGGTTTCCAAGAATTTAATGGAGCTAAAGAAGCACCTATGCAATCAGATGACCTTAAAGAATTAATGGAGGTATATCCAGACTAATGGCTACTGTAGATAAGCTTATAGTAAGAATTGAAGCAGACCTTAAAGATTTAAAACGAGGTTTGAAAGCTAGTGAAACAGCAACTAAATCTAGCACAAGAAAGATGCAAGCAAGTTTTGCTGCATTAAAAACATCTGTAAGTGGAGTTGGAAGAACTATATTTAGTCTTAAAGGTGCTTTATTAGGATTAGGCGTAGGCGCAGGTATAAAAAGTTTAATTAATGTAGGTAATGAAGTAGAGAGCTTACAAATACGATTTGAAACTTTATTTGGTTCAGCAGAAGAAGGTAGCAAAGCATTTGATACTATGGCTGAATTTGCAGGTAAAGTTCCATTTAGCTTACAACAAATACAAGCAGGTTCAGGAAGCTTATTAGCTGTAGCAGGTGATGCAGAGGAGTTAGGCGAACTGCTTGAAATGACAGGCACAATAGCAGCAGCTACAGGATTAGATTTTAGAACGGCATCAGAACAAATACAAAGATCATTAAGCGCAGGAATAGGAGCAGCCGATCTCTTTAGAGATAGGGGTGTTACTGCAATGCTTGGATTTAAAGCAGGAACGCAAGTATCAGTAGAAGAAACAAGAGAGGCATTAGAAAAATTTGCAAAAGATAATGAAGGTATTACTGATAGATTAGCAGGTACTTTTTCTGGTACTTTAAGTATGATAGGAGATGCTGTATTTACTTTTCAAAGAACAGTTAATGATGCAGGATTTTTTAGTGAACTAACACAACATTTCCAAAATTTAAAAGAAACTATGGATAATAACAAAGTAGGAATTGCTGATTTTGCTATGGAGTTATCTCAAGTACTTGTAAGTGCTATGAATGGATTAGTTACAGCTATTAAATTTGTAGCTAATAACATGGAATTATTAATATTTGCATTCAAAGCATTTGTAGCAATAAAAATAGGTATGGTAATAAGTAAGATTACATTAGCAATGGCAGGTTTAATATTATCAGTAAGAGGGTTAACATTAGGCACATTAGCACTTAATAGAGCTATGTCTGCAAATTTAATAGGAGTGGTTACTACTTTATTGATAGTATTTGCTGATAAAGTAATACAAGCAAAAAATGCTGTTGTTAATTTTGTAAAAGAACTTAGAGGAGAAAAAATAGCAATAGAAGATAGTACAGAAGCTATGAAAGAGCAAGAAGCTCAATTAACTAAAGTACAAGAAGCACATGAAAAATATACCAAATATTTTGCTAATGAATATGCAAGTGCATTACAAGCAAAACATAAAGTTGATGAACGAAATAAAGATACTTTAAAAGAAGCTAAAGAAGCAATTAAAGAGGAAATAGATTTGCATGGTAGAAGTGCTAGAATGCAAGAAATTATTTTAGCTCTTAAAGAACATAATACAGAAGCAAATAAAAAAGATATACAAGGTTTATTAGATTTAATTAATGCAAAACATGATTTAATAGAAACAGATGAAATGATAGCAGAATTAGCTAAAGAAGCAGATAAAGCTAATGAAAAAATATTAAAAGCATATGAGAACCATCAAGACCAAGTAAAACAATTAAAAGATGAAAATGCTTTATTAGCAGCAGAAATAAATAATGCTACAGAAACAGAACTATTACAACTAGCAGTAAGACAAAAAAATACAGGAGCTACAAAAGAGCAGATTGCAGAATTAGATAAATTAATAGCAAAAAATCAAGAGTTAAAAGAGCAACTAGAAACTAAAGAAACAAACGAAGAGGAAGCTACAAAGAAAAAAGAAGATGATGACCAAGCTGTTACAGATTTAGTCAATGATTTAGGTTTATTAAAAGATGCTCAAAAAGAATATGAAGATAATGTAAAAAAATTAAATATAGCTCTGGGAACAGGAGAAATAGATTTAGAGCAATATGGAGAAGGTTTAAGAAAACTTAGAACTATTCTTCTTGAATCTACAGAAGAAGGCAAAATTGCAATAGAAGGATTTGAAAGAGTACAAGATTTATTATTTAATGGAATGGCAGATGCTTTAACAGGAGCAGAAGAAGGTTGGAAAGGATTTAGAGATTCCTTAAAAGATATAGTAAGAGATATTATTGCACAACTACTTAAATTACAAGCACAACAGGCTATTACTAAATTTATGGGTCAAGGTGGTGGTAGTGGTGGTGGAGGATTTGGACTTGGAGATATATTGAGTTTTGGTAGCTCATTATTTGGAGGAGGAGGAGGTGGTGGAGCAATTAATCCTAATAGCTCAGGTGGTTTAGGTAACATATTTGGATATGCTAATGGTGGCTCTTTATCACCCAGACAACCTTCTATTGTAGGAGAAAAAGGACCAGAACTATTTGTGCCACACACTTCAGGTGGTATATTTACTAATCGTAGCCTTAATAACATGGGTGGTGGTGGAGTTAGTGTAAATCAAACTATAAATATAGAAACAGGAGTATCACAAACAGTAAGAGCAGAAATGTTATCTTTATTACCACAAATTAAATCAGAAACTATAGGCGCAGTAATAGATTCCAAGAAAAGAGGCGGTCAAATGGCTGAAACATTCTCATGACGACATATCCAGTTACAATACCTAGTACTTTTGC